CCACGGCTCAGATGTATCTGCATTTACCACATCAGCCAACGCATGGCAGCGAGCCTCGATGCTGTCTCGTTGCGCTTTTCGACGTTCTGCCAGTCCCATGGCAGGTCGAGAAAACATATCGTTGCCAAGCGCATCAGTCTCAACGACGTGCTCGATGTACTCAGGTTGAGGAAGAATGTAGCGAGAGCCATCAAAGCCAATATCTGATGGATTGCGAAGCACGACAGCCCATGTTCCCATCCACTCCCAAAATTTCGACGCACCCCATCCTTTAAGCCGCCATGTGCCGGTATCGCCAGTGTCATTCACGAAATAAGTCGCCAGCATCTCGGTGCGAGACATAACTCCGAGGAATTCGCATTGATTGCCAAGTTCCTCAAAATCGTTCGGGCTTGGTGTTGCTGTGCAGCTCAGTCGATACGGTATGCCTTGTGCAGCGTCAATAATGCGTTGTCGAGTCTTGCCGTCATGAGCTTTAAGGATGCTGGATTCATCCAGCACGAGGCCATGCAGCTCGGTGAAAATAATCGAATCCATGCGCTCGTAATTGGTGATCCACACGCCTGGAGCATTAGGCGTTAAGCCATGAGGAACACGTTTAACTTCGATGCCAAAGTTCGCGCCTTGCTCGATGGTTTGCTCTGATACAGCAAGCGGGGCGAGAATCAATACCATGCCTCCGGTGTGCGTGGCTACCTCGTCGGCCCAAGAAAGCTGCATGAGGGTCTTGCCTAGCCCCGTATCGGCAAAGATGGCGGATCGACCACGGCGCACAGCCCACGAAACGATGGCATGCTGAAAGTCAAAAAGATGTTCGTTTAAAGCGCCAGGCTTGTGCCCTGTAGCGACTTCTGCCCGTCTTTTGCTGGCGACGAATGACTCATAATCCATTCTTGTAATCTCCTGAAGCGGGCTTTCGCCCGCGTGATTGCCTAGTTACTTCTTAGCCCAAGGAGGAGTAGCACCCTCGGCCTTCGGTGCAGCAGCGGCAGGTTTTGAAAACGAGGGGATCGCGCTACCGCTTGGCATGGCATCGCCGGAAGCTTTGAACCCCTTAACGTCGTTGCTTGCTTCGTAAGTCTTGCCGGTGGCCTCATCAGTGCGCGACTCGCGCACATCAAGCTTAATCGACAAGCTGCCGCCGATTAGTTGATCGGTGTCTGTTAGCTTCGCCAGACCAAGCGCACGCATAAGCTCGCCCAATTGCGCGCGGCCAATACTTTCCGCCTTTTCGGACTTGTTCTTGATGTTGATGTTGCCAAACACCACGCGCCCCTGATGAGTCGGGCCGGTCACGTCATAGCGTACCGCGATATATTGACCGGTGCCGTCTTTGGTATTGCGCAGCTCGGCCTTGTTGATGGTGACTTGATACCTGCCAGCAGGCAGCGGCTTAAATTCACCATCGCCAGTGGATTCTGGCAGGTCGTCGAGGCTGATTGCGTGTTCAAGAAATGCCATGATTATTTCTCCAATGTGATTTGAAAGGATGGGCGTGAAGCTGAAACGGTAACTGCATCGGCCAATAACACCGTGATCTCTGGCGCGGTGGCCTTCCACGCCGTGAGGTTAATCTCAGGTTTCCAGCGAAACAGGCTTGATAGGTGTTCAGTCAGGCCATGCTCTGCGGCAAGTTCCTGCACCTTGTCTGCATCAACCTTGCGAGTAAGCCGCCCGGTGATTTTGATCTGGTGCCCGGTTTGAGTTTTAGCATTGAACGTGCCTTCCATTTGTTCGCCGATGGCGAAGGCTTTGACTAGCTCATCTTCCACCGCACGACGGGCTTCCACAGCCATGCGCTCGGCTTCCTTGGCTTGTAACCACGCCTCGGACAGTTTGAAAAGATCGGATTCGTTCATTCTTTTATCCCTGAGTCATATTCAGTTATAAGTTTCAAAGCCGTCAGTTCAGCTCCTACATCCTGCCCGGCCCAATCTCTATTTATTAGCCAGTTCGTCAACTCTTCACGTTCGGCTCTCCAATCCCAACCATCACCGAACGACTTTGCAACTAAGATTGATTCCCCTGTTTCTGTGTCTTTTATATAAAGTCTGTTGTTAGCCATTTTTTAAGAATTCCCCCTTTCCGCCATCATTGCATCGGCCAGCATGTAGCACTGAACTGCGACCATTTCCTCGATTTCCATGCCAGCATTCACCGCTTCACGGTCGGTGGTTTTTGCCAGGTAATGCGGTATGGCTAGGGCGGCGAATAGGTCGCGCAGGGATTCGGGCGTGCTCATTTTTGACTCCCGATCTTTCCAATAATCTCGCCCAAGTCCGGCGCTTCCCAAGCCGACAGCTTGCCGGAACGGTCTTTCGCGTTCCATGCTCCGTCCCCGTCACACATCAGCGCGCGTTGATTTTGCCCCTCAGAATCTTTTTCGACGCGAAGCGCCAGAACTTCGTCGAAAAAGTACGGCAACGCCTGAGCAGTTTTGTTCCCGGGCATAGACGGGCCGTAAAGAATGCGTCCCATTTCGTCTTGCACCTTTTCCATCTTTGCGGACATGTAAACATGACGCCCAAACAGATCACGAAAATCTCGGATGATTTGCGCAATTTTGTTTTGCATTTCTCCGTATGCCTGGCGCGGATCTTTTGTGAGCTTTCGCTCGACGCTCAACACTACCTCGGCAATTTCGCTAATCGAATCAATCGCCACCGACTCAAAGACCTTTGCCTCGGCGCTCTGTTGAAGCCACATGTAGGCCTCGCCAACATCTTGGACGCTCTTGATCTCGATGTAGGGAATGTTTGACCCCGCAATTGATAGCAAACCGCCTTCAGCGGACAGCACAACCGGATTCGGCAGTGTTTTAATGAGGCTGGTCTTGCCCGCGCCGGATTGACCATAAACCAGCAGCTTGACGCACCCATCATCTGCAAGCGTGTTGGTGTTTTTAAGATTGATTGCCATTTATATTTTCTCCCCTGTGGCTTTAGCGATTGCTGCGCGGGCCCGCTGATGAGCTTCTTCGCCTTGGTCATCAATCGCTGGACAGACATTAACCATGTATTGCAACGCCGCCAGCAACTCAGGCGCTGCGGCGATCAGCATTTCGTCATCAAACTCTGCTTCGTACAGATAGCCGATTGTTTGGCCATCTTTAGTTTCCAGCATGGCGCGCCTACCCATTGCGCCGCCCCCTTCGTAATCAATAAACCAAGGCCCTGGTGTGTGCTTGCTCATTTTTTACTCCTTAAACAGCCGGGACAAACCCGGCATGACGGAACACGGACACCTTTTTTACGGTGCCGTCCGGCTGCGCCACCTCTTCCGTCTCGCGGACGGAAAATGCGAACATCGGCTCGATGCCGCGAAGCCGCAGCTCCAAGGCCAGTGGCCCCATGAGCCACATGGCACCGCCAATCATGGCGTCTGGCGGATAAGGCCCACTTTTGTCGCAGTAAGAAACAGCCAGCTCAGCAAGCTGAGCGGCGCGCCCTAGGATTTCCTCCGGCGCGGGCAGCTCGTTGAAGGTGAGCGCCTCAACGAGGCGATCCCGCATTTCTGCTGGAAGATCCACCACCCCCGCCTCAATCTGTTCGGGCGTGGCGAGGTGTTGGGTTAAATTAAGAATCATTACATCCCCCCACAATTAAGAAGACCATCGGAAAATCCATCTTCAAAAGAAGTCTCTTCGTATTGATGAAACTTCAACTCCCAACCAAGTTGGGATAACTTCTCTACATCTCCTCTTTCTGCCGCGCTCACTACATCGCGCAGATAGACACGATGGTAAAAATCTCTTTCCCTCTGCGCTTGTATGCGCAGCTCAGAGAGCGTACAAACGACGTTTTTGTCGTCCAGTCTGCAAATTTCTTTGTTCATTTTTGTGTCCTCTTCACCTGCACCGTCGGCCATTCCGTTCGTGCAGTGGTTGTACTATAGCAAGCGATCTGCTACATTGCAACAACTGATTGCAATTTTTTTAACAAAAGAGGAAAAAAGAATGACGCTTGAAGAGATCCGCGCAGCATTGAGGGATCGGAAAATTTCGGTGGTGGCGCGGGCTACGGCCATCCACCCGAACACGATTCGCAGCATTTTGAAAGACATTGAAGCAAACCCGACGCACCGTGTAATCAAGGCATTGTCTGACTACCTGAGCGGCGGGGTGAAAAATGGCTGATCTCACTAAGATACTGGGCGGGCCTTGGTCTCCCCCACCTGAGCCGACCTACGCACCGCCAGAGGTACAGTTCCGCGAGGCAATGTTAAAAGCCGGGGTTCAGCCCCCGGACGAAATTATTCTTGACGGTCAGTTGCGCCGGTTTCGCACCGATCCTAATAAACACGACCGCTCCGGCTGGTACGTGGGCCATGCTGACGGC